CTTCTGATAGTTTCTATTGAAAAGTTTGAAGCTGTGACCTGACTAGTCACCCCGCTTTGAACAATTGGGATTAGTGCCGCTGTATTTACCGCAGTAACTACTGGGAGTTCTGAAATTTTAGAGTCTGCCATTTTATGTTATTTTTTTAAAGTAATATTTTTGATCCGTTCTCTTGTAGTAAAAATCCTCCACCTTGCTCTAGTAAGAAACTAGGAGGCATCCAGTAAGCACTTGAATTCGCTTCCTTGCCCGCGTTGTCTGTGTTGTTTTCGTAAATAATTACCTCTTGAGTGTCTACCATTGCGATACTAGACCCAGCACTCACTTGATAGCCTAAACCTAGTCCTGTGGTACTGTAATTAAAAGTACATTCAACAGCTACTAAAAATTGATTTAATAGGTCTGAATAAACATCACCCCTAGTTGATGGTGACCATGTTGCTAAATTTAATCTTTGGCTTGTTGGTGAAAGTGGCGCGTTAAATGTAGTACCAGTATTTCCAGCTAATCCCATATAACCTCTATCGCTACCTGTGCTGCTTCCTAGTAAAACAATGCTTTGAGCTGGGTTCTTCCCAACATAAAAGAAACTCCTTGCAACGGCATCGTTAACGTCATAATCCATCAGCATACCACCGCTTCCACCGTTACGCCTCATAATCGGCAGCCCGTTTTCCGTTTGCAAAACTCCGTTAACCACTAGTAAAGGTTGCTTGCTTGCCGTTGCTTGCTGTAATGTAATAGAATTACCTTGAGAGTACATAGTTCTTACAAGGCCGTTATTTCCAGCGCCAACCCAAGTCAATAGTGTACCGTTTGTAATCTCGGAAACTTTAAAGGCTAACTCCGCATCATCACTGTCACGCCTTACTAATACTATTTCTGGATTAGTACCGAGTAAGTCACGCCATGAAAAACCAACCGCGGGCTGTCCGTATTGCGCGATGTATGAAGCTGCGGTTGATAACCGCCTATTAAACTGAAGCCCTAAGCCTAAGCCGATAATCATTACTTAGGTGGCTTTGTATCAATATAAGCGCGGATAGTTCCAGCGGTGCAATTGATAGACGTAAACGGCCCGAACTCAAACTCACTAGCTAATAGTTCAAGAGTGTAAGAAGCAGGAGCAGGAAGCGCCATTATCACTGTAGCGTCTGCGTCTGCTCTTTGTGCCGCTTTAATAGCGTAAAAGAAACCTGTTACGGTAGTGCCTGAAGCGACATCTACCCAGCCTTTCTCGGCTAATTGCATGTATTGATTCATAATCTAAATTTATTGTTTCTTACTATTTCGGCATTCACGCTACCGATTGCGTTAAATATTGGCGCACTTTTTACGGTGCTATATTTCTCCTGATTAACTTCATATGTCACCCCGTCAAAGATGCCGTTTACCGAGTCGAAATAAAACATTAAACGGGTTAAATAATCCTCTCTTAGGCTTGTGTATTGTCTTACTAACATTCCACGGCTAACGTCTGATACGGGCGCGCTTGTGTTGTCTCGGTCTGTAAATGAAACCACACCTGTGGCTGATAAAATAAATCCATGAGTCGCGCACATATCTGTGAAGATACGCAGCACTACATAAGGGCGTACATAAGTATTCCAGAATTGATACATAGCTGTGGCGGCATCGGTCCCGTCGTCACGTGTGAATGATAGTATTTTAGTTACTGCTGCATCTGATATCTTAGCGCCTAAACTATCGCTTATTCTAGTTATATAAGGGTCTAGCATTGAACTAGCCGTAGAACTCGCGTAAGGTGTCCAGATGTTCATATCTGAATTGATAATGATCTTCATTCTGCTGGCGTGTTTAATGGTTCTGGTTCTATTCCTAAGTAAGCATTAGCTTCGTCTTCTGTAAAACCAAACCCGCTTGTCAACTGCATTACTGCTTGTATTGGGTTTAATTGATCTTTGCTAAACTTGCGTACTATTCGATCTAGTTGCTGCTGCTGCTTGCCTGATAACGTCTTAAGATGCTCGTTTACCTCAACCGCTTGTCTTGGTGCTGCTGGGCCTTCTAATCCTTGAGCCTCAACTATAGGTAAATCAAAAGCTTTATTAATTTGCTCGTCGGTCATTCTGTCAAGAACCCTATCCGGTAAGAAGCTAAATAGGTCTAGCGGCTTAGTCTCAAAGTTTTCTATTGGGATATTCGGGAACAGTGCCTTATACATTCGCGTTTTTAGATCCCACTTCTTTTTAAGAGTAAGATTAAATAGCTTCATATAATTTACTAGTTCCTGATTATCTCCTAGTTTCCCCGCTGTAGAGAATCCCGCAATAGAAGGAGGTACACCAAACAATCGGCAAACCTTGCGGCCTATCCTGTCGGTGGCTTTCTCTGTAGCATCCATTTGATGCTGAATGTTTAGTGGCGTTACACTTGCACTAGCTTCACCGTTTAAGGTTTCAATATGTAGGATAGGTGAACCATCTGGAGAGCAAAACCTTTCGGACTCTGCTTTAAAATAGTCGTACTCCGTAAACCCTGCCTCGTCCTTAATCTCTTTGTTTAGTGGTCTAGTCTGTATGATTACGCCCGCTTTAAAACTGTTTGATACTTGGCTTTCTTCGTGTAAAGATAAAGCAGCATCTGCGTTAATATCGTTTAAACCAGCTGACCATTTAGGAACAGGATAGTATTGATAATTTAAACCAACTCCAGGAGTGTAGATGTAAAGCAGCTCACCAATTTGACGGCCGTATCTTGCCATCTGTTTGGCGATCATCTTGCGAATCTCGTCGGGTGTCTTATGCGTTCCGTAAGCTGGTATAATTTCGCGATCTCTATTAGAGAACATTCTGTAGCCGGTAGGGTCTCCTAAGCTATCACCATAAACAAAATTGCCATCAAAGCGACGACGTATGTTCTGGATAGGTACAAGGTAATGACGAGCGGGAAGTCCTGCCGCGTTGTATATTACTCGAATCGGTATGCCGTCAAAGTAAGACACCTCGCGATTAATTGCCGCGTCTAGCTCGCCCCATGTTTGATTGGGGTTTGCTTGCGTTTCCATAAAAGCCTTGTCTTGAATACCACCACCCGCGATAAAAGTCTCAAGTTTATCCACACACTCGCGCGCGGTTCCTGAGTCGTTTACGCTGTCAATAATAATGTTCGGGAAATCGTCCTGTGTACCCCAATAGTAGTAACGCCCGTCTTGGGTGATCCTATCTTTAATTGAGGCAAGTAGATTCTTTAATGATAAACTTTGAGGCATTCCGTTTTGAGTATAAGAAAAAGCGCGCTAATTACTTAGCGGCTTTTGCTTTGGTTATTTTTACCGGCTTAACTTTCTCTTGCTTAATAGGCTCAGGCGCTTCGATTTCAAAGTACTTGCTCAGCATTGTCTTCGATAAGGTCCTTAGCATTACTGTAGCGCCCGTAAAAGTCCTTATCAATAGTGTAAGACCTTTCTTTAATTACTACGGCCACAGTCTTGCCATAGTACTCTTTTCTAAGCGCCAACATTAAACGGCTGGTGTTAGGTAAGCTTCAATAGCTGTAATGTTCTGTGCGTAGGTCTGTGCCTCGTTCCAGATAATAGCCTTATGAAGCATGTTACCGGCAAAGGTGCAGGTCTGAGCATTCATATCGTTTAACTCTAAACCTACCGCGTCGTCTCCTTCAGATAGTTTCATCCCAAAATCTTGAATTGTCTCGGTGTCGTTTGATAGTCCGTAAACTAAAATTTGACCGCTTCTCATTGGAATTAAAAATACTGCTTGATCTAAAGCGAATAACTGCTCGATTGCTACTCTGTCGGCCTGTGTAGAATGGAATAATACAGGCTGCACAGTGTGAGCAAATATATTTACATTCCCTTCGCCCTCGGCAGTGATTGGTTCGCTTGCTGTGTTCTTAGCTACGCGACCGGTAAAAGAAACTAGTTGCTTTGTAGATGCAAAAGTTAAAGCTGATATAGTACCATCAGACTCAAAAGTCACACCTGTAATATCTTTAACGCTAAAAGCGTAAATCTTTTTATTTACTCCGCCTGCTTTTTTGACAGCGGCACACAATCCAGCTAAGGAAGTGCTTAGTGATGTTACACACATAATGAAATATTTTTAAGGTGAAAAAAAGGGCGGCACAACACCGCCCCTATTAATTATGCGTCTGGTGTAGACAGTGTAATTTCGTTCTGAAATTTCTTAGTAATAGCAACACCGGTCTTCATTTTACCTAATACGCGGTAAACTTTGTCTCCGGTAGTATCACCTTGCCACAATACCTGAACATTGCTGTAGTCATCAGATAAATCATATCCGTAAAACACACGACTAGCGTCCCAAGATCCCAAGGTGTTTGCTGGAGCATTGTCCAATACTATTAATTGAACCTCATTAAGATTCAACCCGTAAGAACGTTGGTAGTATGCACCACCGTTTTGTTGTACTTCAGAGTTTGCGAATTGCCATTCCATTTCTAAGTGAGCAGGAATAGCGATTCTTACGCCATTACGACGAACTTGAACAGGTAAAGAACGAACGTGAGCAACTACTTTCTTGATAATATTCAGAGCGTTAATAAACTGAATAGAAGCAGAAGTTCCGGTATAGTCTCCACTTGTCAAAGCACTTGTGTCTAATGCAATGGTAATAGTAGTGGCAGTGATTGCAATAACAGCAAAGTCACCGTTGATAGCAGACCAGCCAGTACCAGCAGCACCGCGGATAGACATGATGTTATTCACAGCTAGACTGTCTTTAGCATCACTAGCAACGTTTAAAACTGTAGTTGTACCCTTCACAACAGTGGCGATATTGATATTATCAGCTGCAATGCTTACTTTGTTCAAAGCACTTGAGGCATTGAATAAAGAGTATAAACCATTATAGGTAGCAGAGAAACTGTAAGAACCTACAGTAGCATCTAAACCAGTCTTGCCATTGATAACTAGGTTATCTTGGGCTTGCTTTAATTTAGGCACATAGATGTTGTTGATGTACATATCTACCAACTCGTCGTAGGTGTAATCATTTAACGATCCAGCGGCTAATTTAGAGCTATACCAACTTTGGCGAATCTCGTTTAAGCTGATAGTCTTGTTAAAATCATAAGCTACTAAGTCAAGGTTCACCTCGTCGATGTTAGCCGTTGAACTTTGGCTAGTGTAATCTGGAGAAGCGTCTTGAAGCTCTACCGTGTCATCTCCTTCGTAGATTGTCTCTTTGAATTTGGAACGGTCAATAGCTGTTGCTAGACCTGCATCTTCTAATCCTGCTGGGTCTAATACTACGGGGCCGAATAATTCATCGAAGAATTCACCTGCGTAGGTTTTATTTGAGAAAGTTGGATTTGCTGCCATATCTTTTTTAGGTTACTTTGTTTCTTTACGTGCTGCAATTGTCATTGCTAAGCGTCTTTCGCTAGGCTTCATTTTTGAGAACTCTTCTTTGTTTGCTTTAAAGTTCTTAACTTTTCTTTCGGCTAAATCATCGTCATCACCTGGAACAACTTGTTTTAGGTTTCCGATTTCAGCAGTTAAAGCTTTTAATGATAGAGCGGTTTCGTTTTTGAATTTATCAAGCTCAGACTTAGCCGCGCTTAATGCCATCTTCATTTCTTCCTTCTCCATGTTCACAGCTTCTAAGTCTGCGGCCATTTTGTCTTTTTCCGTTTCCATTGCAGCAAGTGCATCAACTGGAGACTCGGAAATAGTTTCGATAATACCACCTTCACCTACTGTAATTTCTCTGCCGTCTCTAAGTTTGTGGGGGCCAGCGGGTGCAACTGTATCTGTCGGTTCGCCTCCTTCAGCGATTACAGCTCGTTTACCTACATACTCACCGTCTTCAGAGAATACAAATAGTTCACCGTCTCCTTCGAGGGGTAAGGTCATGTTCTTAGAACTGCCTTTGACGAACGCAAGTAATGCGTTAATCCTTTTTGTGATTGCGCTTACTTCGTCGCTCATCGTTTCTGATTTTAAAATTAAGTCTTCGTATCTCGCTAGGCTGTCCATAATTATAGGCAGCGTTTTAATTTGCTCTAAGTCGTAAAAATCAATTACCTCGACTTCGCGCGCACTAGGATTAAGTTCACCCTCTACGCTCGCGGAGTAGTAATAGCTAGTGGTTCCGTCGGTGTTCTTGATAGCCTCTAAAAAGCTTATGTTTGTTGCGGTTAGTCCTGTCTCCTCATTAAACTCACGTCTTGCAGAGTCAATCGGTTCCTCTCCTTCTTCAATCTTACCACCGGGAAAAGCGTACTTGCCGCCCTCAAAGTCATCGGTTAAGGATCTTTGTATCATTAATATCTTGCCATCCTTTACCGCGATAACATCCGCGTAGCTTTCAGACACTAAACCCTTAAGTGCTTTTAACGCCTTAGGGTTATAGCTTACTGAAGCGTTTTGAAACTTCATTGCCTGTATTGGTGCAATAATCTCAGTGGCAAAATTGTACTCTAGTAGTTGCTGATCGGTTAACTGCGTTTCGTTACGCATTAGGTCTTGCAGGATTCGCATATTATCGCGGCCCGCTATCCGAGTGTATTCGGTAAGCATTGCGAAATCTGCTTCCTCGTTACTGTCTGCTATCTCGCGCAATACCTCCGCGTTTAATGGCGTATCTCCTAACTGTGAAGGGTGAAGCCATGCGGTGTGAATAAGTGGATTAGACCCTTTTACAGACCTACGCTTCGTGCCTGCTAAGAATAGTAAGAAGCCAATAGAGTCGTATGCTATGCCGTCCATAATTACCTCACGACCTTTCGCTTTCTCAGCTTGCAACATATCGTACATCTCAAACCCCTGCATAACGTCCCCGCCTATGGTGTTTAAGATGATATGTATTTCGTCTGTAGTGGATTCGGCTAGATATGCGCGCATCATATCAGCGGTGAAGTTTTCGCCTATGTTGTTTTCGGCAAGGATAGACTCTAATTCAGGCTCTCTGTTACCAATAAGCCCTGTAATTTTCAATGGTTCCACGCGCGCAATTAATTTAATTGACACAAAAAAAACACTATTTTACGTGCTTTCAATATGAATATAGGCAAGTGGTATTTGCTTAATATTTTATGTATATCTTTGCTTATATGAATAAATTACTTTTAGACTTGGGGCCGCTTAAAGATCGACTCGCTAAGGCAGCATCAAAACGCGGGCAATCAATGTCAAGCGTGATACGAGAATTAGTTTACAACTTTTTAAAAATCAACGATGAGTAACACAGTGACAATAAACCTATCTAGGTATGAAGACTTGATTACGATAGAAAAGGGATTATATTTAAAAGGTTCAACAATCATAAGCGCAATGGGGTATTCTCAACCTTTTATTAAAATTTGGCACACCGATGAGCTAGTCGAGAAAGTAACTGAGTCCCATAAGTACTTAGAACAAATGCTTAATACAGAAAGTTACAACAATGAACAATTAAGACGGCAGCTTTCAGAACAAAAAAGATTAGAGCATTGTCGTACAGAGGAACTTGATAAACTAAGGTCTGACTTACATAAGGCTAAACAATTAATAAAGCAAATGCCTAGACCTGAACCACCAAAATACAGGGTAATAAAAGAAACAGGTTTTTTTAACTTCTTCAAACGACTATTTAACTTATGAGTAAAGAAACACTTGCAAAGGATTTAGAGGAAACGAAAGAACAGCTAAGATTAGCTAATCAAAAAATAGGTGTCCTTGACCAATTAAACGAGGAGTATTATAATAAGACATTCCCCCTTATTAGAGAAAATAAAAAACAGACTTTATCTTTTGGCACCTACCCTGCAATAGGAATAATTTTTTGGGCTTGGTCAACTATCTCAGCCGCTTTAATTTACCTTATAAAAAATATATTTAACTTATGAGTAAAGAAACACTTAAAGCCCGCCACGATAACGCGGGAACGATCCTAGACGCTTTCCTATCCATTAATGAGTACATGGCTAAGGCACTAGAAGAAATCAAGTCAGGGGATAAAGAAAAGGGCTATGCAGAGTTGACCGTGTTAAGCGAAAAACGAAACAAAGCGAAACAGAATTACTTGATGTACGTGAATAAAACTATTGAAATTATCAAAGGGATATGAAACGAATTACAACCACTTTACTATTACTCGCCTCATTACTTGGGGCGGCTCAAGAACTTACCTTTATCCAGTCCATGCCGAACGAAGCAATATCTATAAGGCTGACTAAGAGCTATGGCAATTGGCAGCATAGAATTATTGAGGTAAGCAATCAGGGCGGGTTAATGCTTGGCGGTGTTGGCTATCAGTTCAACAGCATTGTACAGTTCACTAATGCCGTGGATTTAGTTGTACTTAACAACGGGGCCGATATACGATTTGAGGCTATGGCATCCAGACAGCTTGATTGTGTTGCTGTTAATGTATTCGCTCAAAAGTATATCGGCCAAGAAGGTATGCAGTATGGGTTTGGTTTAACTGTATCTATTCCACAATATTAGCATGGCAAGTGGATTAAAATATCTTGGTAAAAGCAAGTATAAGTATGTATCTAAAATAGAAAGCGCGGGTAAGGTTTATTGGCGAGGCCGTATATTTGACACAGGAAAAAGCTTTAAAACCGAAAGAGAAGCAGCAATATATGTTGATAAAAAATTAATTGAAAAATTTAAAGAGCCTGTTAATATATTAGTTAGAAAGTAAACTTATTCCACAATATTAGCGAACTGTCTCGCGTCATCTAGTTCCGTCTGCTTCTCTTGAAACTCTGTCACGCTTACAAATATTTTCGCTTGATTCATTAGATTTACCGCTTGAGTTTCGGCCCTTGTTTCTGCACGGGTCGAACTTATAGCCGGTAAATTTCCCGCTCCAATTATCCCTTTTGCAAAGTTTCTTTTTCCTAATTGGAAGTTAGGCCGGTTGCCTACGTTTATTTCCATTTGAGCCAACTGAGGCGCATAGGCATCCGTAACCGCTGAAGTCATTACCGACTCATTTCTACTAATGTTTGCGGGTATGCCGTCGCTTGTTCCTGTTCCTGGGCCATCTACCCCAATCACACCACCGGCAAAGTTTTGAGGTGCAGAGTTAATTTTTGCAATTTGTACGAATCCACTTGCTATAGCTAAGGCAGCAAACACAGGCCCTAAAATTGGCCCTCCTTCTGCTAATCCTTTAGATACTGCCTGAGCGGTATTAACTCCGACAGCCGCAACCCCTGCGACTTTTTGCACACCTACATTTTCGCCCGCTGCTTCTTTAGTAAATGCTATTAATTCACTACCGACTTTTAAGCCATTATCAAGCTCAGAGTCTTTTAAATCGTTCACCGCATCAGTGCTTTTACTTTCTACGCCTTGCACTTTCTTAATATTAGCAATCTTGTGGTCTGCTATTTTATTATCTATCTCGATAGTGTTCTGTCCTGCTATTACACGTGCAGCCCGTTGCAATTCCATTAACTCAAGTTCACGCTCGTAAAGTCTTTGGTCGTATTCATCGCGGGTAATCTCCTCAGCTATTAAGCGTTCCTTGAGTCCTAATAGATAAATACTATTACTTCGTTTAATTTGGGCTGCTGCTATTGCGTTTTGACGTTCAGCGGTTTCTTCTGCAATTCGGATTTCTTCGTCCGCTCGTTCTTGACTAAATTTTAACTTATCAGCTTCATTCTTTTTAGCGTCTGCTACTTTCTTGTTCTCAGCGGTATTTAGTAGGGTGTTTACTTGGTTCTGGATCTCTAAGCTTTCCTTTATCCTATTTGCTTCTAGTTGATCCTGCTGCCCTTTTAAATCAGCTAGTGCTATTTGAGCTTCATAATCAGTATCATTTTGAGCTGCGGATAGTTCAGCCTGTTTAATTTGCTCTTTGAGTATATTGGCTTCTAAATTGGTTCTTTCATTTAAAGACTTAATGGCTTCTTGTGCTGCCTTAGCTCTTTCTTCGTCGGATTTAGTGACATCTTGAACTATTGCTTTTTGTTCTGCAAATGCTCGGTTTAATTTACCTTGAGACTCCGCTAGTGCCAATTGCGTTTGTTTAAGTGTTATCTGACTTTTAGCAAATTCAGCCCCGTCTTTTGCTCCTTCCTTAAGTGCGTCACCAATTCCCATTAATGAATCCCACGCCTTAGAAAAATCTAGATCAGCTAGTGCTGTAGCTATATCTTGAAACACGCCTATTAGTCTTTGAAACGCAAACGCAACTGGTTTAATTGCTTTATTTAAGGAGTCCATTCCACGTTGAGTACTAAAAAACGCGGCTACTAATGAACCAACAGCTACAACTATAGCGCCTATCCCTGTAGAAATTAAAGCAATTTTAAACAGTTTAAGTGCCTTGCTTGCTAATTTTGTCGCTCTTGTTACAGATTTTTTTGCGGTGGTAAGTGCAAGCTGCTCACTTGTATAGATTTTTGTAAGAGGAATAGATTCAATTACAACATCATTATAATTATTAAAGCTACGTTTTGCGACACCCATAACCGCAGTTACTACATTTTGAGCAGTAGCAAGCATTTGTTGTTCACGCGCAAATAGTCCTGAAGATTTTAAAGCATCCTTCATCCCCTCGGAGTAATTCCCGACGTTGCGCCTTGTGTCTCCTGTCGCTTTCTCTAGGCTCTTTAGCTGCTCTGTAAGGTCTTTTTTATTCTTAGTTAGCTTCTTACCCTCCTCGGTGTTTTCGCGTTCCCCTTTCGATAGTTTAGCCCACTGCACGGATACTTGAGATAACTGAGCGCGCAATTGATCTAGGCTCCCTTCATTGGCATCTTGTGCTTTTGTGTTGGCAGTCAGTACGCGCTCATTGGTGCGTATCTCAGTATTTAGCTTTTTAATTTCTAAAGCGTTTTTTGTATAAGCATCAGATGTTTTATCTAGTACTTTATTTGCTGCTTTAAATTTATCGACTTGCCCGCGCATCTTGCCAATCTCAGCAACTGCTTGTTGTATGTCTGAGATTGGTATGCTTACATCTAGTACTACTTGTTCTGCCATTTTAGAAGATTCTTAAAAGTTTAAATATTGTGGGACTTGGTCTGTTTACTTCGTACTCTTTTATCTCCATGATGTACCAGTAAGCATCTAACAAACTGATAGGCGTGTCAAAGCTTAAGGCCGCTAGGTCATCGTTGTTTATGGTTATCGGTACTTCTATAATTTTGCACTTGTCAAAAGCTGCTATAAAGGCTTGGTAGTTGTCGGTAATATCTTTGCTGAATCCCTCAAAGGTTACGTTTGCCTGTGGTGATGGTAAAGCCTGAGCTGTTACTTGAATTAATAACGATGTATCAATAACGCAATCCACCGCCCTTGCCTTTGGATCTATGTCTGGTGCGTCGTATGTTAAAGGCGTTGATGAGTATCGCGGGATTAATAGCATAGATTTATTTTCAAAAAACCCTTCAAACAAACCAGTGCGATAAAACGGTGCCTCATATAAAACCTTCTCAATATCTAGATTATTGTCGCTTATAGTAAAAGTACCACGACCGCGAAGGTTTGGTGTAGATGTTGGGTCTGTCTTAGGGTCTGCAATTTGATAATCAATATAATTGCTTTGCGCGTAATCATTGCGACGGTATAATCTTTTGATGTCATTAACGTTTGATATCTTAGATGTTAAATCTACGGCTTGATAAAATCGGTTTGCAATATCTGAAAACCTAACTAGATTAATAGTCTTAGCTAGGTTATCCACTACTATAAGAGCGTTTTGACTTACTGACACATACTTAAATAAATTGGTAATCTCAAGATCAGGCAAAGTGTCTTGTATAGATATTAGATCCCCGTTTTCAATAACACTAGTTCCGTCAAGTACTTCTATAAAAGCACCTGCACCTATTGTAGTAACAGTATCAGCCCCGCCAAATCTAAGAACCTGAACCACAATCACCTCAGCTCCAGCTGTCTCAAGTGTTAACTCAAAATCAAAAGTACCTGATGTGCCTGTCGATATTTGCAAAAAGCTGTAATCCCTTCCTGTAGTAATTGAATGTAAACTAATAATGCTTGAAGTGCCGCCTGGGCCTGTTATTGAATAAGGCACTGATCCTTTGACGTTAAAAGATCCCGAAACTGTTAAGCCTCCGTTTGTGTCAAACATTGTAAGAGGGTCAACTATTGTGTCTAAAACTACGCTCTCCTCTGGGTTGCCTGTATTTAATGTAATAACTCTGTCTATTGAGCTTGTAGCTGATCCTTTTAAACTAATGTTATTTGTGAAATCCTGCTTACTAAAAGGCAATACCCTAGTCATATTTGCTAGGGGTGTATAAACATAACCTAACTCTGTAGCTATTTTATCAAACAGCGTCTGAATGTAGACAGCAGGAAACCAGTCAGTGTGCGCTCTAGCTCCAAAAGTTACGTCCGTCCATCTGCCATAGTTTATATTTGGATACACTACGCCTGTGGTTGCCTGTCTTCGCGTGTTTACATTTGTAGCCGTCCATGTATGGTTAAGGCTGCTTAAGTTGATTGTGTTAAGATTGCGGCCTTTTAACTGGCTAAAGAATCCAGCACTACTTGAGAAGAACCGGATAGTGTAAAACTCATTGCTTTCTAGTATCTGAGCATTACCGCTAAACACTTTCAATGCGTCTACATACAAATCAGCGTTAAACAGTTTGTAAGCTTGCGGGGTGTCCGCGTTCACGTCATCCAATAGCCCTAATGTCTTTTGGTTGTTGCTGGTCTTAGCTATCTTGACTTGATTAGATAAAGATCCTCCACGCTGTACTATGTCATTAAACTTTGCCTCTGATAAAGTCAAGCTTATAACCTCAGATGGATTAAATCCGTCTAGCTTGTACTGGCTGTCTAGTATCGCGTAGATCATTTACCCTCGTTTATACGTGTTAAAATCTTACTCTTGATTAAGTCTATGGAGAACCTATTAGAAGTTGATAAGAACGGCTTAAGGTTCTTGTCATTAGATTGCCCGTTTGTTAAATTGTACTGCGTGTAGGTCGTACTAACTACCTCAAAAATTTGCATGGTTAGAAATATCTGATTAAGATAATCAAATATGGTTTCACTTTCTGGAGGAGCTATTAATGACACAACCTCTTGCTGATTGCTATAATTTATCGACCTTATCAAATCATCCGATTGAGTGAATGTAGGACTACCGCCATCCACACTGGTCACGCTTTGTAAGTTAAACTCATAATAAACCCATCCGCCTTTAGGGTGCCAGAATAAGAACAGTCTACCATTGCAGCAAGTTCTAACTGATAGGCTCGCGGTAGCTGTTAAAGTGATAGTGTAATCAAAAGCAGATCCTCCGTCATCAAAAACAAATTCTAATTGATAGTCACCGGCTGCTTCG